CAAAGATTTTTCTCTATAAAAAAGTCAGGTGTCTGGAACATGGGTACAGGGTTTGAGAAAAGTTTTTATGAGGTTGCCTTAAAGGTGTGTGAGGAAACAGGTGCATCTATTGAGTGGATAGATATGCCAGAGAAATTAAAAGAAAGTTACCAAGACTTTACTCGAGCAGATACTGTAAATCTTAGGAGAACTTTAAACTTATAAGGTATTGGGAAATGGCAACAGAACAAGGTTCTTTAAACATTATAGACAATGGTAACGGTACGTTTACCACTCTTGACAGGTATGGTAGGAAAACTCAAACCGTATCAGGAAAGAATGCGTTACAGTCTTTAAAAGATGCTTATGGAAAACGTATTGGAAGTGTTTTAGATTCTAGCGGTAATGTAACTTCTGTTGTCAACGAGTATAAAGAAAACCCACGAAAAGAAGTTGATCCATCCGAACTAAAGGAAGAGGGAACTATTGTTAAAACAAGCACAGGTTGGGGTGTTAAATACAAGGATGGTAGTGTTCATCATACTGGGTCTGACAGAGAGGGTATTCTAGAGGCACAAAGAACTGTATCAAGAGCAAAAATGTATAATGATTATATAACTGATGCTCGTACTCGTGAAGACTTTGATACAGATGAGCAGTATAGAAATCACATTACGAATAAAAATATACGTATTGGTCAAGGTACTTTCAATATTAAAACAGATAGTAGTGGGGCTACAAAAATTGTAGGACCAAAGGGAGTAGTTTTAGGTTCTGCTGATAATCTAGAAGATGCTCGTAAACAAATGTATGATAAAGCTAATAAACTATCAATGGCTTTATCTCAGAAAGAATATCGTAATTTAGATAAAATTTCTAAGAATACAATACAATTTGTAAAAGACAGTCAGGGTCTTAAAACTGATGAAGAAGCATATAAATCTTTGTATAACGAAACAATTCAAAGAGATTCATCTTTAAGAAATATTTACAGTGAAATAAACAAAGCTGCCCAAGAACAAGGAATTGATTTAGGTGGTAAGTATTCCTCTCCAATTCCTTCTTTTGAAGATTTTATGGGAACTTTAGATATTGTTGATGATGGCCTGTCTTACTCAGACTGGAGAAAAAAGTCTGGTCTTAGTGCAGTGTCTACCCCTAGTACTCAAGATGTTACAAAAGAAGTTGAAAGAGAAACAGAAACTGGAGTAGTGGGGGATGTCACTGAAGGAAAAGGTGACGTAGTAGATCAGACTGAAGAAATACTTAAAGGTGATGATTCAAAAACAAGTGGAGATACTATAGGGGTAGAAGCGACAACAGAAGGCCCAGGTGTTGTTAAAGACAGTGTTACAGGCACATATCCTACTACTGACGTATCAGGAACTTTTAGCACAGATGTAGACACGAAGGATGAGTCTTCTTTAGGAACTCCAAGTCCAATAGCTACAAAAAATTACACTGGTAAAACTATGGAAGAGCTTACTTCAAAATCTCAAAAAGGTTTTGGTGGCCTTAAAAAATACGTAAATAAAATGACTGGTCAAACTATGATGATCTCTGTAGATGGGGAAGGAAAACCTATGGTATATGTACCTCCTGGATTCACACCTGAAGTTACAACACAGGCTTTTTCTCCAGGGGGAATCCCAAAAGGAGGAGCAGTAGAAGCTACTATAGCACGAAAACTGTTAGACTTTGAAGGTCCAGACAGTCAGCTTGAAAACTTTCTTGCTGCTAACCCACAGGCTGCTGCTCGTATGGGTAAGTATCGTAAGGCAATGGTAGGTATGTCTAATAAAAGAATGGGAGCAGATGAAGGAACCCTTGTTCCAACTCCTGAAGAAATGAAAAATATGCAGGGTAGCTTGGTGTCTCAAACTATGCAACCCACACAATCTAACATAGATAAAATTCAGCCTGACTCAGCAGACTTTATTGCGTCAACAGCAGGTCAAACAGATGCTTCAGCACCTGAAGTAGAAGCTTCAAAAGTTGAAAGTGTTGAGCAAGTAAGCCAACCAAATGTAGTTGCTCCCACAACTGTAGATGCTGCTACTGTGGGTGCAGACGTTAAGCAAGTAACAGATGATCTAGATCCTGTTGAAGGGGAGATAAGAGAAGGAGCCAAGATAACAGCAGAAGAAGAGGACGAAAGTTCAGTCTCTAAACTAAAGGCTGCACAAGGGGAGTCTATTGAAGTTACTGCACCCAATCAAAGAGAGATTGAAGACGGTGAGCTTATTGATGTTGAAGGAAATATTACAGGTCAAGCTGAAAAAGCTTCTAAGTTCGTAGAAGAAGTTCAAGCAGCTTCTGCTGCACCTAGCACTAAGGCTACAGTAAAAGGTCAATTAGCAGATTTGATGGCTGACTTTGAAGGTGGTGAAACACCTGCTTGGGCTGCAGGTTCTATGAGAGCAGCTATGGCTCAACTCTCTGCTCGTGGTCTAGGTGCTTCGAGCATGGCAGGACAGGCTGTTATCCAGGCTGCTATGGAGGCTGCTCTTCCTATTGCACAAATGGATGCTCAGACTAATGCTAAGTTTGAGTCAATGAATCTTTCTAACAAACAGCAGATGGCTGTTCTTGCTGCAGAACAAAGAGCTAAGTTTATGGGGCAAGAGTTTGATCAAGCATTTCAAGCTCGTGTAATTAACGCTTCTAAAATATCTGAAATAGCTAACATGAACTTTAATGCTGACATGCAGATTGCTTTAGAAAATTCTCGTGCAGCAAACACAATGGAACTATCTAATCTTTCTAACTCTCAAGCTTTAATTATGGCAGAGGCTGCTGCATTAGCCAACCTAGACATAGCAAACTTAAACAATAGGCAGCAAGCTGCAGTTCAGAATGCTCAAAACTTTTTAGCAATGGACATGGCTAATTTAGATAGAGAACAGCAAACAACAATATTTAAAGCACAACAGAATATTGCTGCTTTATTTTCCGATCAAGCTGCAGAAAATGCTGCTGCTCAGTTCAATGCTTCCAGTGAAAATCAAACTAATCAGTTCTTTGCTTCTTTATCTTCTCAGGTTTCTCAGTTCAATGCTTCACAAAAGAATGCTGTTGAGCAGTTCAACGTGAATAGTGTGAATGCTTTAAAAGAATTTAATGCTAACATACAACAGCAAAGAGATATGTTTAATGCACAGAATGGTTTGGTTGTTGCACAAGCAAATGCTCAGTGGAGACAGAACATAGCAACCCTAAATACTGCAGCACAGAACGAAAGCAACATGGCTTTTGCTCAAACTATAAATGCTTTAACAGCTACAAACTTGGATCAGATATGGCAACGAGAAAGGGATCTTATGTCTTTTGCTTTTACTGCTAGTGAATCAGAACAAGATAGAGCTTTACAAATTATATTAGGTGATAAAGATCTTGAAGCAGTCCGACTAAAGCTAAAGAGTGACGATAAGACCGCTAAAGGTGCTCTTTGGACAAAACTTTTATTTGGTATATAACAGGTATTATTATGGTTACTACTCCTACTCAGTCTTTCTATATGAATGCAATCAACTTAGCTGACGATCTTCAATCAGGTAAGATAAAAAGTTTAGAAGAAGCTAAAGGAAATCTTGCTCTTATGGAAAGACAGGGTTTGAAGAAAACCTCTCAACAAATAGTCTCAGAAGAGTCTATGGCTAATCGTCTTATGAAAGATGCAAAGTCTATGGTTACTATGAGGGAGACTGCAGAAGAATTTAGAAACGAGTACAGTGACGAAGAGTTTAACTTTTATGATCCTGATATAAAACAAAAAGGGGATATAGTAGGTATGGTCAAAAGTTTTGAAAGCTTTAGATCAAATGCTTACAAAGATGGACCAAATAGATACTCAATAGGTTATGGTACAAAAGCATCTGGACCTAACCAAGTTATCAGTGAAGAAGAAGCTTCACGTCTTATGAAGCAAGACCTAGCCAAAGCTAGAAAAATAGTTGATGACCATGCAGAGCAGCATGGTTACACTTGGTCTAACAATCAAAGAGATGCTCTCGCAAGTTTTACTTATAATGCAGGACGTGGTGGACTAAATGAACTAACTGAAAAAGGAACTCGAGGTGACGAAGAAATATCTTTCATGATACTAGAGTACGTTTATGCAGATGGTAAAAAGTTAGACGGTCTCGTTGAACGAAGGAAAGCAGAAGCTAAACTATTTGCAGAAGGATATGATTAATGTTATTTGATAGACCTGTTCCTGGACAGTCGTTAACAACCACTCCAAAGAATATGCCTTATGAAAGACCTCCTGAAGTTACTGATCCAGATGAGGCTTTAGCAATTCACTTAGCTAAGTTAAGTGATGCTGATACTCTAGAAGATATTATGTACCTCCTAGAGATTGATATTGATATTCAAACAATAGTAGAAGGTATTACTCGTAGCGCAGTAATGGCAGGTATTCACTCAGTAGACGTGAGCTTGATAGTGCAGCCCACTATGCACGAGTTCATTAGAACTGCAGCAGATGCTTTGGATGTTGAATACAAAACAGGATTTGAGAAAGAGGATAGATCACAACTCAGGAAAGATCGTGCCTCTGCTTTATCAAACAAGAAGCTTGAGAAGATGGGTATAAACATAGAAGAAACACTAGCTCAAGTAGACATGGAAGAAGTAAAAGAAAGACCTGAAGAAGAAGCTGAAGAGGCTATGCAAGATGTAACTCAAGCAGAAAAGCCTAAAGGTTTAATGGCAAAGGAGTCAGTTGAATGAGTTATGCAGAAGGTATTCTACTTGCTATACAGGGTTACGAAGCAAAACTAGAAGCAGAGAAAGAACGTGAGTTTGAAAAGTCAGAACGTATAGCAAGGCAAAAGTTTGACCGTGAAAAGTTTGATGCTCAACTAGCTGCTAGAAATAGGAATGCTGTTCTTCCTCTTGTCCTTGAACAACTTAAATATGTTCGTGGTTTAGAGAAAGAAGAAACAGAAAATAAACGAAGAGCACGAAAGTATTTTAGTCAAGAAACTGTCAACGCTTTATCAGATAGTAAACAGCTTAAACCTGTTGTAGATCTTGTTGAAAAAAGAGAAGAAGCTGGAACTCTAGATAGAAAATTTTTAAAAGTTCTTGATGAATATATACTTAAACAAGTAGAGGAAAGAGATCCTGAAAGATCTGACAAAATTACTACAGGTGTTAACGCAGCTTTAAACTCTTCAGAGAAGATAAACACGATAGAAGAGCAAAGGAATGCTTTAATAGAAGCAGATCTTGCAACTGCAGGTTATGATGTTCTTGTTAACTTAGCAACTATGAATGTTGATAAGGCTGCTACACAAGAACCTTTTGATTTTAGTTACTCTGGTCTAGAAGCACCAGATCGAACCGATAGAAAAACAATCTTTAATAAGTACTCAGCAGATTTAAAACCGTATGTAGGAGATGCAATTAAAGCAGTCTCAGATGGATATGGTGGAACTACTTACATATATGAGGGAGAAGGGTCAGCCGAAGCTAGAAGCTTAGTAGAAAAGATGGTAGAACAAACCATTGAATTGAATAGATTACAAGAGTATTCTGATCAAGAGGACTACACGATAGAAGGTTTGACTTCTGCTATGTCACTTAGCTTGCAGGACATTATGCAAAAAACAAAGAGTCCGAAGTCAGCTATAAACTACTTGAATCAACAATTTAGTAACGTAAGCTTAACTTCACCTAAGTTTGAGTTTTCATCAATGCCTACCTTGGAAACAGCTAGTGAAAATGTTGACGTAATAGAAGCTCCTTTATCTGGTTCAGTGAGTGCTGATGAAGTTTCAAAAGCAGTAGCTATGGCAGGTTTACCAGGCTCAGAAGAAAAAGACGAAGAGGATGAAGAGTTAGGTGGTTTCGGTACTGTTGTAGAATCAAACATTATAAAGTAGAAAGTTAAGACTGCATGGTAAACTACATAAATCAAGTTGAAGGTAAAAAGTTTTTAGAAATGTCAGGTGATGCTGACTTTCAAAAAGATTTAGTACGTTTCTTCTCTGGTGGGAGGTATAGACTTTCTGCAGACGAGATGAAAAAAAGAGGGGCTGAAGGTCTTGCAAATGATTTTGTAGAACACATGAGATACCAAGCTAGTAATGAAGTTACAGCTTTAAAAGATTTACAATACGTACAAGACAAAGAGAACACAGATCAAAGAGGTCTAGAATCTTTTGGTAGATTAATGACTGCTTGGGATAAATCAGAAGGAGCAGGTACTGGTTTTTTTGAAGGTGCTGCAGACTATGGTGCTGCTACTCTATCTTCTCCTTCAACTGCAGCTACAATTTTAACTGGTGGTTTTGGTATAGGTTCTAAACTGTTTGCTAAAGCAGCAGGTAAGGCAACACAACTAGCTATTCGTCAACAAATAGCAGAGTTAGTTAAGAAGGGTGTAGCAAAAGAAAGTATACAGAAAACTCTTAAGAAGAGTGTTTCTTCAGAGGCTCTTAAAGCTGCAGCAAGAACTGGTGTGGTAGAAGGTGCTCTAGGTACTGGCATGGCTGCTGCCCAAGGAGAAACAAGAGAAGAAGTTATTGAAGACTTTGAATACACAAACACAGACTTAGTTAAAGATGCTGCTATCAGTACAGCATTAGGGACTAGTATTGGTGGTGCAGTCGGTGCATACAATCAAAAAGTAAACAACAAAGTTATAGATTCTCTGCTAACAATAGAAACTAAAGGCAACAATAAAAGAAAGGCTGCGAGAAAAGCAGCAAAGAAAACGATAGATGAAAAGTTAAAATCTAAAGGCAAGGGTAGTACAGCTAAAAAGAAAGAAGTTCAAGTAGCTATGGACAGATCTGTTCAAATAGCTAAAGATTTAATCTATCGAGAAAAGAAAGACACCTTACCTGAAGCATTAGTTAAAGAAGGTGACTTAATAAAGAAAGAGATAATTAACTCTGACTCAGATAGAATGCTGACTACTGGTCTGTCTATGGATTCAATAAGAGGTATCACCGCAGCCACTTTAGATATTGCTGACAAAATTCCTATAGAAAAAGGTGAAAGAATAACTTCTGCTGTAGCTAGGTATTTAAGTAAAGCAACACCTGCCCAGTTTAAGAAAAGGTTTGGTGAACTAGATTCTATAAGAAAGAAGTATGGTTTGTCAAAAGAAGATATGTCTCTCATTTATTTGTCAGACTTATCTGAAGCAGGACGTATTCTAAATCAGGCAAGTCAATTATCAAAGGCTGCTGATGCTACTAAATTAGATGAGGTTATGCTTAACATAGAAGTTCTTTCTCAAAAAGGTGCTTCAAGTTTTAACGATATACGAGCAAAAGAAATAATAGATCAAGCCATTGAATCAAAGAATGGAGTGCCTGGTACTCTGTTGAATATGGCAAAGGAAGTTGACGCTGCTCGTATTGCTTTCATGACATCTCAAATAGGGACTACATCAGCCAACGCAATCACGAGTATGGGTAACACAATCCTTGATATTGCTGATCAATTTTGGAAAGGTTTCTTAACAGGTGAGGTTGTTCAAAGAGGGTGGTTAGGAGGAGTGTTCTCTAACGTAAGAGGAATGACTTTTAGTCAGGATGAAGCTAGAGTGTTACGTCAGATGATGTTTACAGAACAACCTATTGCATACCAGAATCTTTTCCATGATGTGCAACGTGCAGAAGTTATTACAGGAAGTAACTCTTTGCTTGCTAGACTTAGCCGTAAAGTTAACGTTGTTAATACTGCTGTTGATGGTGTCTTTAAACAAAGTATGTTGTACGCAGGTGTGGATCGTAGGTTACGGCAACAAGGTTCAAGCTTTAGACAGTTTATAGAAAGTGGGAAAGGTGTAGATGAGCTACCTGATGGTCTTATCAAAGATGCTATGGAAGATGCTAATCGATTTACTTTCCAACAAACCTATACAAGCGATAAGTCCATGTACGGACGTGGTGTAAGAGGTGTAGTTAAATTTCACAGAGAAGTTCCTTTTTTTGTATCTGGTATAATGGGAGTACCCTTTCCAAGATATATAGCAAACCATTTAGAATACATAAATGATTACACTCCTATCGGTCTTTTTACAGGTGGTCTGTCAGGACTTGATAGTGCAATGTACAAAGGTGTTAAATATAAAACTACCCAAGACCGTATAGCTAGGCAGATGACAGGTGCTGCTCTTCTTATGGGTGGTGTATACCTTGCCTCTGAGAAAAAGGGTGAGTTAGACTACGGACAGATAGGTTTAGAAAGTGGTGGTGCTCTTGAGACAGGACGTGTTGCAGGGCCATTTGCTGCACACCTTTTGTTAGGTGATCTAATCTATCGTTGGTATAATGATATGCCGATAGGCAACATGGGAGAAGATGCTTTGGAAGTCGCTGCAGGTATGGGTGACTTAGGTTTTGACGTATCTTTAGCAAGGAATGTAATAGACTCTTTAAAGCAAGGTCAGTTTACTGATGCTGCTGAGAAGCAGATAGGTAATATCTTTTCTACTTTTACTTATCCTGCTACTATTGCTAGAGATATTCAAGGCCAAATAAACATAGACTCTGCTGCATCTCCTTACACAAAGTCAATAACACCAGGCTTAGAAAATAAAGAAGACATTGTAGGGGAAAGAAATTTTCTTGGTGACATTCTAAACTCTGAGTTATTAGTAAATCAAAGCATACGTTTCTTACCAGATCTAAATTTTATACAGTTATCTCAAACATTCAACGGTCAAAATGATATACCTTTGTATGATGGTTTTAACAAAAGACCAGTAGGGGGAGTTAATCCTTTAACTAGACAGATGGGCTTCAGAGAAGACCCTGAGTTAAATGGATTAGAGAAAGAATTAAACGTATTAAAACTAGAGAAGTACAAATTATATAACTCATCTAAAGTTCAAAACCCCACTGTGGATTGGGCAGTACGTTATCGTTTATCTAAAACAATGCCAGAAATATTTGAAACCTGGAGAAAGATACCTCTTGGGGGAGATGGAGATGATGAAAGCCTAGCTGCATTTGCAGGTAGATCATACGATCAGCTAGACTTTAACCTGAAGAAGATAGCTTTAACAGGTTTTGTGAATAGTCAGATTGAAGCTAATAGAAAATTTGTAGAAGAAAAATTTGTTGATCTTCTTAACAATTCACCTAAAGCTGCTCTGGGTTTTATAAGAAATCAGTACACTATAAAAGAACTTGAGCTTCAAAAAAAGTTTGGGGTAAAGGATCTATATGATCAAGCCACTGTTATTCTAAACAAAAGAGATGATGAAGGAAAACTTTATAAAACTGCTGCTGATTATCTAGGAGATAGTGAAGATATAACAGGAGCAAATGGAGAAATAAATAGAAGACAAGACATAATGAAAGCAGCAGAAAAGTTCGTAGAAGGATCTGCTAGTGGTTCAACACCAGACGTAAAAATGGATAACTAAAAAAACCCCCAGTTAATTTCTGGGGGTTTAGTTTAAGACGATTTATCTTTATTTTTTTTATAATCAAGCATCAGACACGAAAAACAAAATGCTTGATTAACGATCTCGTCTGATCGTAAATACTTTCCAGATCCTAGCAGACCCGATAGTGCTGCACCTGCAAAGTAATCCCTAGTCGCTATGTCACGACTGGGAATCTCTTGTTTAATAAACTCTTGGGCTTCTTGCTCAAGGGTTTTTTTATTATCTTTACTCACTTGTGTATTGTCCTGTAATGTTCTTTGAGCCAGTCAAGGTAAACCTGTGCCTTCTCTAAATCTTCTATACCGTTCTTATATTGATGTCTCCAAATGTACTTTACTACGTTACCACTGAGGTAGGCTGATGTTCCATCCATAGTCTTAGTCATGGAACGAAGAGCATCAATACACTCCACTGCACCTTGGTTGTAGTGTATAGGATTTTTCACTGGATCAGTCATACATTCTCCACAAATATTATTATCGTCTAAAAGATTACCACACTTCTCACAGTTCATCAGGAACCTTTACCAACTCAGCTTCTTGATATGGGATATGAAAAAACTTTTCACCATGAGAAATATTTTTACCGAAAGCAGACTTAAGGTTAGAGTCTTTTAACTGTTCACCTTTTATTCTCCAGACTTGTTTTAGATCTTTTCTAAAAACATAGAAAGTAACTTTATTGTTATACTTTTTAAGAAGTCTTTTCTTACGTCCAGGTATTCTAATCTCTGCCCAGTTGTTAGGCCAATCATTTGACCAAGCAGTTTTTACTTCTGCTTCACTGTAAATAGTTTCACCGTCTTTCTTTGATTCAACATCAGCATAAAAATTTTCTGACACTCTTTGAATCTCGTGACCCTCTTGTTGTAACACACGTACTAACGCTTTCTTAGCCGTGTTGTCCCACTTATTATAATCCTCTTGATCGAAGCCTCTCATTTGCCCTGTCCTCTGTATGGTTTTGTAGCTCTGCGCTTATGTTTATTCATAGAGCCAAACTTAATTGAAGATATTCTCTTTGACTGTGAAGTTTTCTTTTTCATAGGTTGATGAGAGTTAGCTGCTGCACCAACGATCTGAACTTTAGCCATGATCTTTTCTCCACTGTAGCTCTGCGAGTAACATAGTCTGCTCGTAGTCGGACATTATCACCCAGTTGCGTATTTCGTCAACAGTTCTTTTACACCCCATACAAAAACCTTCATCGTCTATCTGGCAAACTTTAATACAGGGAGAGGGAGTGTTCCCAATTCTAGGAGCAAGCCTTCTTCTTACATGAGGGATACTCATTCACACTTACGAAGTCCTGTTGCAGGATCAAAGTAGCAAGCACCACCTTCATCTACAAAGTCCTGTGTATCCTCTACTTGTTCTTGTTCAGATATTTCTTCAGAGGAAGAAGCAGTTAAGATTCCCATACGTTTACCTGCTGCCCTGAATGTCGTGCAACCTGAAGCACCACCATCATAAGCATCCATATAAATCTTTTTAAACTCTTCCCAGGTTACATCGTCACCAACGTTACAAGTCTTTGAACAGGCAGAGTCAACAAACTTAGATGCTACATTTAAAACTTTGACATGATCAAACACAGACAACTCGTTTGCTGTTTTACCTTTGACACCAAAGACACGATAACCGTAATCCTCTACTCTCTCAGTTCTTTCACCGTCAAACTCTTGAATCTTTCTATCATAGAAAAGACTGAAGGGTGGTTCAATACCAGAAGATACGTTGTCTGCTGAGAGACTGATAGTTCCTGTAGGTGCAACAGAAAGAAGGTGACTATTACGTATACCATTCTCACTAATTAATGTACGTATGTAAGGAGGGAGAGACTTAGCAAAATCAGATTCAAGATAAGCCTGAGTGAATAAAGGAAATGGTCCTTTCTCAAGGGCAAGCTCTACTGAGGTAGTGTATGCAACATCCCTAATTACTCCCATGATTTCTTCTAGGGTCTGTAGGAATCGTTCACTACCATACTCAAAACCTAATGCTTCAATAGCATTGGCTACACCAGTAACACCCAAGCCCATACGTCTTTTACTTTTAGCTTCCTGTTCCTGTTCCTTGAGAGGATAGGTTGCTCTGTCTACTACGTTGTCCATTGCTCTAACAACGTGAGGTATGTCATTACGAAGTTGATCCATATTGAATACGTACTTATCTTCTAAACCCCAACGAGCTACAGCATCATGCTGAACTACGTACTTAGCTAAGTTAAAAGAACCAAGAAGACATGCACCGTTAGGTGGTAAGGGTTGTTCACCACAAGGGTTTGTTGCTGCTATTGTCTCACAGTAATGTAAGTTATTTTTCTTGTTGATCCTATCAATAAAAAGAATACCAGGTTCTGCCCACTCCCATGTACTCCTCATGATTTTATCCCAAAGAGCACGAGCATCAATTGTTTTACGTACCTCTCCGTTAAAGACTAAATCAAAGTCAGTTCCTTCTTTTACAGCAGTCATAAACTTGTCAGTAACACCAACACTAATATTAAAATCTGTGAGGGCAGTCATGTTGTTCTTTGCTGTAACAAACTCTTCAATGTCAGGGTGATCAACACGTAGCACACCCATCTGTGCTCCACGTCTGTGACCTGCAGAAGCAATCGTCTTGCAGACTGCATCAAAGATACCCATGAAAGAAAGAGGACCAGAAGACTTAGACTCTAAAGATTTAATCATTGCTCCACGAGGACGTAGAGTAGAGAAGTCATATCCGATACCACCTCCTAGTCGCATGGTTTCTGCTGCACGTCTCGCAGCGTCCATGATACCGTCCATACTATCTTCAATAGTTGTAGATACAAAACAGTTATAAGGAGTCACACGTCTTGGTGCTCCCATAGCAGACTGCACTCTCCCTGCAGGTAAGAATCTTTGATTGTATAAGATGTCTCTAAACTTAGAGAAGTGTTCCTCACCATCTTTCAAAGCTTCAGCAACACGAGTCATTGCATCTTTAAACGACTCACCTTTACCTCGATACTTTTCTGCGTGAATAGTTTCTGATATTTCTAATGTTGGTCCATAGTCTTCATTCATCTGTAGTCTCCCGATCCTTTAATTTTTCCACGTTTCTGTCTGCTATCAAGCTTCTTCATATTTTGTTTTACAACATCATCTAGTTTTATATCTAAAAGATTTAGTATAGCTATAAAATAGAAGAACATATCACCTGCTTCAAGTGTAACACCTTGTTTATCTAGGGGTGTATCATCCCTCTTATGCTTCTTTAACTTTTCAAAGAACTCTCCTGTCTCTCCTATCAAACCCATTGTGTTTTCAAGAAACCTTTTATCACCAGTGGTAATCATCTTGTCTTCTACCCACTCAGCGTAGTCTTCTAGATTTATTGTCTTTGCACTTTGAAAAGCTTCAAAATAGCCCATGTCTTCTAAGTCTTTTCCTGTTAACATTATTTTTCTTTCACCTCTATTTCTATTATTTCAACGTCATCAATATCATATATTGTATCTACCAGTACATCTTCTAGACCAGAGGATGCACCGTTAGAATCTGAAGCTATGAAGTTAGCATCAGGATCTAGTTTAACTAGTAAAGTAACTTCAAACAACAACAGGAAACTCCAAGTTATATTGGTTTGATTTACTACGTCAACAATTATTCTTCGATCCATTCATCAGGAATAGATTTATCTGCGTAAACGAAACCGTATTTCTTACACCAATCTCCGTAAGAAGACTTAGCTCCTTTGTAAAGCTTTGCTCTACTGTTTTGAAAAACAAAACGAATATCTAAATCAGGAAATTGTTTAGCTATTTCTTTATGCTTTCGTCTATCATTTGCTACAAATCGTCCCTTTGTTTCAATGATAATACCGTTAGCTAAAACGAAGTCAGGTGTATACGTTCTTACTCTTATGTCAACCCACTTTATTTTTTCTTTTTCATAAGTGAATTGTACTTTCTTCTTTCGTAACTCTTTGGCAACCTCATCTTCAAATCCAGATCTGTAACCTGCTTTGAGTGCTGCTGCACTAAACTTCTTTCTGTTCATTGTACGTAAGATCCTCTGGCACGTTAGGCTCAGTGACTACATCTACAAGTAGAACATCTCCTGTCTTGTAAACAAATCTCCTGGCTTCAGGCCAACATTTCTTGTTGAAGTCACAAAAACCACAAGAAGGATGTAGCTTTGTATTCGGGCTTGTCTTTGATTGAGGTACAGGTTCAAAGCCACGAGGAGGTATGCTCCCTTTGACCATGTTCTTTACGCTGTCTACTTCCTTCTCTTTGTTCTCTAGTTCTTCTGAGAAGTCATGTATGTCCAAACATATTGAACCGTTTACTTTATCAACAACAAGAAAAGCTCCTCTTGTTTTGTCGGTTACGAGTGGATCGTCCTTGGCTGCATACACGTAAGAACTAAGCTGACTGATGTACCCGAAAGGATCATTATCCTTCAAGCCTCCTTCAGCAAATTTCTTAAATGAGTAAGGAGATGCTGACTTTACATCCACCGTCATTCCATCAATGACCGCATCTCTATGACCTGCCAATCCATTGATGAACATACGATCCTGTTGTCCTCCTAAGTCGTGACCAGAGACTTTGACGATAGAGAGAATCAGTTCCTCAATCATATCACCGTAGAAGAACTTCAGTAAGTCTGAAGGAGATACCAACTTAGCTGATGAAGGATCGTTAATCTTATACCATAGTTTTCTTTTACATGGGCTACCGATAGAAGAGAAAGATAGATACCCACGAGGTTTCTGAGGTTTACCAAACCTGTTGTAAGCTGCCTTTGCTATTGCATCTCCCATTCGTAAACCTACTATGTGATCCCATCCTTTTAATCCTTGGATAGTTTCTTCCATATCTTTTACTAGGTTTTCTATGTTTGGCATTTGTTATCCTGTTAAAAAAACCCCCACCGAAATGGAACTAAAGGTGGGGGAGTTGGAGGTACTAATGAAAACTACCACACTATTAGTATGGTATAGAGTCCTGAGATTCTTGGGAGGAGGGAACCTCAGAACTCTTAGAGAGGTCTTGAAACATAGCGGTGTTACTTTTTTCTGTTTCATAGACCACATGCTCTGTAACCTGTACACCTTCAAGTCGTGTACCGTTACGAGGTTTAGAATCAAAAACGGAGAGTTGAACTAAACCTTTACTTCCATTACCGATTACACCTTTGTCTTCCAGACTCCAAGGTTTACCAGTAATGTCTGCTACAACTGGTGGACCACCCATCCAGTCTTCACGTCCCTTGTGTGGCCTATCAAAAGTTATTTGAAATCCACCGTCCACATTTTTCTCTGACCGTGAGCAACCTGCATCTTTTAGTTTCTTCAGATTGTCTTTATCCATAGTCACAGTAATCTTATAAGCACCGTCTGTCTCTTCATGAAATGAAGCCTTGTCACGGTTGTGTTCAAAAACTTTAGCCCAATCTAAAGTTCCTTCGATTGTTACTTTTCTTGTAGCCATTACAGCCTCCTTCTAATCTATAAGTCAATACATAATTCTAATAACATTATATGTCAATGGGTTTCTGCCCAGTTTTTTCCGATGTCAAAAGAACCTGGTGTAGGTATCTTGAATCCTAACTCTTCACCAGTTTCTAACATACAGTCTGATTGTATTTTACCTAGTAACTTTGCCTCCTCTTCTGTTCCTATTACTTCTACTTGGTATTCATCGTGTATGAATCCTACCATTTTAAATTTGAGTCCTTGCTTTCTAGCTCTGTCGTGCCACTTGAGTAGACTGTGCTTCATCAAGCAAGCCTCACCGTTTTGTAAGATACCTGCTAATGTTTTGTGTGCATTGGGTACAGGAACTTTGCGTCCATCATACCCTCTGAACCATCCGTGATCAGCTACCTTTGGTACGTACTGATTCTTTAGATTATATAAACCGTCAATGCTCATCTCAAAACGAGTACGTGCAGCTTGAGCTTCTTGCATATCTACCTTCAGAATCTGAGCAGTCTTTGCTACCCCTGCCCCCAAAAGCCAAGCATAAATAAAAGTCTTTGCCATATCCCTCGTACCATTCGGTACATCTAAAGCTTTCTTGTTGAGGTTATGGATGTCTGTCTCATCTTCTTTCTTACCTTCCATGATAGCTTGTGCATACTGGTCAGCATCAAACTTTCTCCAAAGGTAATCAGCTAAGACTCGTAACTGAATACCGTCTGCATCTGTACCCACTAACCAAGAGCCAGAAGGGACAGTCCAACAAGCACGTAAGTGTACATCAAATTGTTTCTTAACTTCATCTACTGCTGACTTAGGATCACCATGAAACGGAGAAGATATGTTAGCCGTGTTAGGATCTTTGTGAGCACACCGTCCTGTCCATGCTCCAATGTTGTTTATCCTACCGTGAATACGTGAATCTTCACCACACTGTCCTAGCCACTCCACCAGTGATGAACGTCTACCTTCTAGTGTCAACCACTGGGCTAGAGCTTTAGCTCCTGTGGGTGCATCCTCTGGAAGTGTACTGAGGTTTGTCTCTGATACAGTAAAACCATAGCGATCAAGGTCAGACTTCTTTTGATTGTAAAACTCTTGAGTCATACTGGCTATAGACTTACCGTAAGGATCACCAACTTTCTTACGAGCAAAGTTAATAGCTGTTTTAGTTTTGTCTACTGGCTTCCACCCTGCTTCCCATAGAACATCTATTCTATCTTTAGAAGATCCAGGATTAAACTCAATCCAATCAGAGCATACGAGATCCTCATTCTCAACTCTTGTAAGAGCATACTTGTCTTTAGCTTTGGTGACTGTTGCCATCTCCGTACCGTCTTTCTTGAGTCGGTACTTGATACGATTAACCTCAGTTAGTTTAGGTGGGAAGTCTACTTGGAATTGTTCTTCCAGTGTTTTCATCTTGGTCTTGACTGAGTTAAGTAAGAACTCTGCTTTTGTTTTATCAAAGTGAAAACCATAATACTGAGTACGAACTAACTCTATCTGAACGTAGTGCTCAGTCTTTATAGACTTGCTCCAATCAGGATTCCAAATAATATCATGGAAATGATTGAACAAAGATTCTGTAACCTCGATGTCCTGATACCAGTATTCAACCATTTCATTACTGAATCTATCAAACTCATGAAAGTCTCCTTTATGTTTATTTAATCTGATACCCCAAGCCTGTAAGCTGTGGGGAAACTTAGCTCCCTTTGGTATGTCAATGTCGTAGTCAACTAGTCTACTGACCACAAGGGTATCCAATACTTTGTAAGGATCAATAAGTTTTGGCTTGAGAAGTTTGTTAATCATAGGTGCATCAAATTGTAAGAAGTTGTGACCAATAATTAGATCTGCTGATTCGTACCACTTGATTGCTTCACGTTTAGCAACACTGTCCTCGTGACAATTATCAAACCTAGATACTTCACCAGTAGTAAGATCTTTACCACCACAAATCCAAAGCTTGTCACTGTTCTCAAGTCCGTTTGTTTCTATGTCACTTACTAATATCCTCATCCTTGCCAAACCGTTTCTTCTAGGATCGTAGTCTCAGGATCATAATATACTGAACCTGCATTACCTAGCTTTGCAAATGGTCTGTTCTTATCAACAATAAAATGAGTTGTGTTTCTTTCTACTTCATCGTCTGACTCAGTGTTCCTGTTCAGTTTAATACAGATGATTGCTTCTTCTTCAAGTGAAGCTGCGTACTTGGTACGTCCATCATCATTTACTTGAGAGATAAAAACGACACCGATGTTAAGTTCTTTTGCGAGTTGTGCCATCCTTGAACCAAGAGTGGTGAGTGTGCTTGTAGCTGCATCAACACCAGAGTTTGACAGATAGGCTAGTCGTTGAACGTGATCTATGAATATATACTGTGCTCCATAAACTGTGGAGGCCAACCTTACATAATCCAACAACTGCATTGGATCATCACGACTCTGCATCTCAAAGATGATTGTGTTCTCATCTCCTGCCATTTTCTGTGCAGCCTGGATCACTTGCTCTTCACTGAATCCTGTGGCTACGGCATCCTCTTTAGTCCTGACGTTCCAACCAAGTTCGTAGGTTGCCATTGCCCTGTAGGTTGTAGACTTCATCTCTTCCATGTGTAGCATAGCAACACGAGTGTTCTGTTTGAGTAGTTGAACTTCAAAGTATCTGACTAGCTCAGTCTTGCCTTGACCTCTCAGTGCTTTGATAAATGTTAGACCACCCTTCACTAATCCTCTGATCTTATCATCAATACCAGTGTGTCCTGTCGGTACATACTCGTAAGGATTCTCAGTAGTGATTGCTTTCTCTACCTCCAAGTCACCTACAAAGAAGTTGTCAGGTGAAAACCTTTGTGGTTTAAGTGCTGCCCATTTAAGATCTGACTCGTCTCCCTTCATCAGAAACTCGTTAGCATCTTTCCATTTTGTCATAGGTACATAGTAAAACTTCTCAGGCATCATGCTATAAAGTTTCTGTGCTGCACCTTGACCTGCTGCATCAAGCTCACCACCGTAGACTACCATCTCAAAAGAGTTGAGGTAATCAAAGTTATCCCTGATAAATTTCTCTGACAGGGAAGCACTTGGCAATGACTTCACTGGGTATGATTTACCTAGAACCTGATACAAACTGGCTGCATCAAACTCACCTTCAGTAATGTATATACGTTTGCTAGATCCTGCATTGAAGTCAGGACCAAATAAATCTGTGGGTGCTCCACGTTCTTTAGTCCAGAACTTCTTCTCGTGGTAGCCCCGATACTTTACATTGTTCTTGTACTTGAATGCGTAACGGATAGGTTCATTGCTTTCACCGTACTGCAACTGAATGTTGTACAGTTTAGCAACATCTTCTTCAAGGCCACGTATACCATCGTGCCTACCACTTATAACTCTAGCTTGTTTTAAATCAATCTTGGGGGGAGGTGGTGGGTATGTAGATTCTGCCCATTCAAACTTTGAATCTCTTCCTGGATACCCTCTGTTACACGAGTGACACTTGCCTACCTTTGTAACTAAATTGTAGCTGAAAGCATCTGAGCTTCCGCATTCATCATATGGACATGGTTGATGTGTAATTTCATTGTTGCTGCTCACTATCGCAGTCATTAAGTTTCTCCTTTTCAATAGATCTTTGACGTTCTTCTTTGGTCATTGGTCTGATCTCTTTCGATATACCTTTCTTCCTATCAATATGCCACTCTTGAACTTCTGCCATAGCTCTACCACATTGGGTTCATTAAGTCAAACTTGTTGTACCAGGCAGCCCCTTCCAAAGCTAACCACATCAGTACAGGTACACCTAGTATAAAGAATACACAGGTAATGAAAGCCCAACCTAATCCTTTGGTTGTACAGTATTGTTCAGTCATAATTCTTCCTCCTCTTTTTTGGAAAGTCTTCAGTGTTCCATCCGTTTCTCACTTGCTCCGCTGCCCACGAGTAGTTGACGTTAAAGTAACGTGCTGCATCTGCTACACTCTTAAAGTCTTTACCATGCAAACGGCAAGCTTTACCTAGTTGCATTTGTGTAGGCTCATACTTAAGTCTGATGTGACAAGGAAGATCCTTTGGTTGCATTACTGGTTTACCTCTACTTCTAAACAAGCCACTGTCTCTGACTTGTGTGTTATCATTACTGCTGCTTTGCTCAGTGCTGCTGTACACTCTTTCTCCGTAGCAAAAGTGCCTAGTTGATAATAATCAACAGCCTGTGTACTAAACAACTGCATCCATATTAAAACCCATACCATAATGTTACCTCACACATAACTGTAGTTATATTCTGCATCCAGATACATCCACTCTGCTTCATAGGCATGATCCCAATTAGTGTAGCACCCATCTTCCATTTCTTGTTTTGCCCTAAGTTTAGCCCAATGATCTAAGCTAGGCTCATGATTAAGTGGTAACTCATCTTGGAAATATATTGCGTAGTCTTCTAAAACATTGGATACCATACTTCACCTCTTTCTTTTTGCTCCGTTACATCTTCTAATATTCTTTTAAGGTTGTCTGCTTTTTTGTATTCACCGTCCCATTCCAGATCACTTATATCCTTCTGTAATGCGATGATATACTGTTCGACAGCAACAACTTTCTCTTTCTCGTAGTTTAAGTGTCGCATTGTCCATCCTCCCTATCCAGTGTGTTACTTCATCGTGTGGGTCATCTATCCACCTTTGATCTAAACAGTTCAATTTCTTGCTCTCCCCTGGTCAGTTGAGCCAACGACTTGATGACGTTCTGTTCACCCTTCTTGAATCCTTCATCAAAAGAATCTTTTATACTTTCGTTATCATTATATTTCCTGTACAAAAAACCTATCAAAAACGACAGGACTGCAACAAGAATAGTCGTAGGCTCTGGTAAATATATACTCAATGATATACCCTTTCTTTTTTTGTTTCTTGCCATTTCAGAAAGCTTTCTTCTGATATACCCTGCAAGAGTAAGAACTCTTGTAAATCCAGGACGTGCTCTAACAAGTTACTATTTATTTGTAGTAACTCATCGAACTCTGGCTCGTCTTCATATACTATGATTCTTTTTTTTGGTGGTTTGCTCAAGGTTTAAGTCCTATACTTAAAGTATAACAACAATAATAATATAATAATATAAGTTATAAACTTGAAGTATTATACTACTAGTATGTCGTTATACTTTATGTTTGTTTCAAGTGAGGCAAGTTGTCACGTCATTGCAAGAGGATGTAACCCCACACAATTAATGCAACACCCACCGATATAATATCAGCACTCATTGAGGAACCCCTTTAGTTGTACCATCCTTTTATTATTTTGCAACATCATCGTACTTGTAGTCGCAAGTTGTTTTAGCTGCGTCTTCAAAAGATTTTGTTGTCAAGGTCATACCAACAAGACCTACTATCAGTTGTTTGATCTCGTACTCTGTCAGCCTACTGTAGTAAATCTTGTTGTATAGTTTCTCTACTTTAGGTGTCACGGTATAAACCTTTTCTTTACTTCAAGTGTTATGTCCTTCATCCTCATATACTTGCTAACAAGTCTATCCAATTCTGACTTATCTCTTGTAGAGTGGTAAGCAAAACACTCACCACCTTTCTTGCTTATGTGAATTATGTACTCCATGAGTTATCTAACCCTTCCTTTGCTAGTATTCTTAATACGTAGTGTAGTGGTTGCTCACCTAGGGTAATTACTTTTTGTTTGCTTTCACTGTAGCGTTTAGTCTTTGCCATTGCTACAATGTCACTAGGTATTTTGCGAGTAGCTAAAACATTTTCCATAGCTAGTATTTGATTAAGTGTTACAGGCATTTAGTTGCTCCTTTAAATCTTCATCGTTTAACTCTTTGACGTGAACGTATTCCCATACATCCATTGTTCTACGTTTCCAGTAGCCACTGTCTCCTACTTTGTTGAGCACTACCTTGGCTGCATTGAGTGCGTCAATGTCAGCATAGTTGTAGAACTTTACCACCTGGTCTTTCTCTGGTAGCTCACCTTTTCGTATGAAAGTTTTACAATTCATTCCTCTTTTTCCTCCTTGTCTTTTGGTTTGAATTTTATCGATGCAATGTATTTATCCACTGCCTCCTGTTCTTCTTTAGTCCACATTGGGTTAGAGTATTTCTTTTCTTTTGGTGTCTTATTCATACTAATGCTTTCTTTCTTATGATGTATTGTTTTGATGGTCTATTGCTAGTGCTTACTACAGTGTAATCTTTCTTGATAGTGTTGCCCACTTCCATCACCTGATGTTCATCCAGATCTGTATCTCGTATCGTTACGATAGCATCTCTGATTGCTCTGGTCCTAGATTGATACAACGTAGTTTGTACTGGTTTATACATATCATCCAACCAATAGTGGCAGGTTGATTCCCAAACATGTTTAGGATATTTGCTCATTTTCTTTCTCCTTTATTTGTATTTCACATTCACTTGATTTTACATACAAACGATTGAGTCTTTCCCAAAGAGTGCTCATCTCTGCTGAAACCCAACCAGGTCTGACACCTGTGCCGTATTTATCTTCAAGATCTTTTATCTCTTGCTCTGCCTTGAGTATGAATCTGTCATACATCTCAAGGTCAGACTTAAGTTCGTCTAGTTTCATAAAGTATCTCCTCTACTTTATTGTTCAAGCTGCAGAGCTTACCGATTGCGGTGTCTCTCTCCTGTTTTGTTTTAAATACTGAGCTTGAATCTATCTGTAATTGTTTAGCTATCAGAGCTAACCGTATGAGTTTGTTCTTGTGAAATAACATTGAATCAATTTGCATGTGTTAGTCCTCCTTTAATCTGTTTGATCTATCTCAATTATTTCATAAACATCCATCATTTCATGAATTTGTTCTGGACTGTAAGCCTTCATATAAAAATAATCAGTGTGTGATTCTTTATAAAGACGGTACTCTACGTAATATCTTTTCATTGTGTTAGTCCTCCAAAGATATGTTTGATTACGTCTACTGTCCAACCATTACCTAGCATCTTGTATCGTTGTGTGTTGGACACATGGTCAGTGTACCCATCAGGTACAGTTTGAAGTCTCTCACACTCTGTCGGTGTGAGCTTCCTCCATGTCGTTCCCTCATCCAGTGTGAGGTGATTGTTGTGTTCCCATGCACTCGTGCTGAGTGTTGGAGTCTTACCATCCAAAGCTTTGAGTCCACCTTTGTTGTAGCCTCTAGCTCGTTGTAATATTTTTGGGTAGGCAAGGACAGAATCTTTTTGAACTGTGGTTAGACACCCTGCCTTGTCATCTAGCCGTAGTTCTAGTTGAGCTTTGAGAGGTATGTCCTTATTATTATCTTGTCTCTTACCTCTTTCATCTAGTCTACGGTTGACTATCCTAGCACCCTTTACACAAACTTTAGGTTGAGTGTTGCCACCTGTGGTAGCTAATAATGTTGGTGCTTTACCGTCTGTGCCGTAGACTCTTCGTATACTTTCTCTACCTTTGATGTCGGTAGCTTCACCTATTACATTTATGCCAGAACCAAAGACTATCTGTCTTCTACTCTTTTCAAAGTACAGTCTGACATTGCTAGCACCACCACCTTTGTAGTAGCTTGCATCCAGACAGTAGGACTTGTCCCTGTCAGTGAACCCATCTTCTAAGATGTCAGCTAGGACTATACCCTTGTCCTCTGGCAGTCCGTCAACTGGTATGTTCGTCCAGTATAGTCTGCGTCTGTTCTGCGCTGAAACCAGGTTGCTATTGATTTCAATAGGCTCAACACCCAGATAGTCTGTGATAATCTGTTGGGATTGTTTGGACATCTTGACATTCTCCATCAAGAAATACTTTGGTTTCAATGCTTTAAGTAGCCTGACGTACTCAAAGAATAACTTGGATCTAGGATCGTCAAAGTTGAGTTGCTTACCTGCAAAACTGAAACCCTGACACGGACTACCTCCGATCAGTAAATCGATTTTGTGTCCACAATCAAACTCATCTATCAAGTTATCATCAATGGTTTGTATGTTCTGAACATCACCAAGGTGAATCATGTCAGGATAGTTTGCTCGTGCTACCTTGATTGCGAACTTGTCAATCTCAGCTGCGAAATAATTTTTTACTGGTATACCTAGTTGGTCAAGGGCAATCTGCCCACAAGACATACCGTCAAACAGACTTAGTACGTTTATACTTTTCATCTCTTTTGTTCCTCCAAAAAGTTGACATTGATATTTTTATGTACTCCAACTCAGGATTATCCATCATTTTGATTAGGTCTTGCATTGAAGCACCACTTGATCTTCCGAATGTCCAAGTTACCTTTGGTACATCGTCTTTATACTTTGTTGTAACATCGTAAAACAAGGGCAGTTACTCCCTTGCTTCTATGATTGTTGCAAGTAAACTCCAGTGGGCTACAGCATCCCAACAATCATTTGCTTTGCAAACTTGGGGATTACCTGGTTGGTAATCCCCGAATGATAAATGATCCCTTAGTTTATCTTCTATAATTTGTAGTTGTGATTCTGTTAGATTTACTTTGTGACTTCTCATGATACCAATTCCTCTGCTTTCTTGAAGAACAACTCTGCTTGTCTGTCAGATAGCTTGTAGGTTTTGCTTGTTAGCAAATCCTGCACAATCCAAGGCATCTTACGTGCTTTTCTGTTGTAACCTGTGAGACTCAGGCTCATGCCTTGAGTGCTCTTGATTATGCTTGTGTCAATACCGTGTAGGCTTGCCATCTGTGTCAGATCTTTTTGCTCTTTGGTTTCTGCTCCGTCAAGCAAGACCTCAACCTTGAACGTTGCTTCACCACCACTGTAGGTACAGTTACCTACTGTGAATGTCACACCCTCTAAGGCTGCTGACCCTAAAGCTCTTTCCATTTCTTTTCTGATTAGTTGTAGTTGTGGTTTTGTAAATGTAGTCATAACACTTTCTCCTTTTTTAGTGTTTGGTGTAGCTTATGTTAGGCACATTGGTTGACCAACATGCACGACAAGAGCCACAGTTGTTGTTTTGTTTTGGTGCAGGGCAAAGATGCCCATACGATTGTTGCCCCTTCACGTGGACGGTACTGGTCAAAGCATGTCCTTTGATGGGTTTGTCACCAACCATTGTAGCTGATACTCTGATCACTAGGTTTGGTGGTTCTACACCGTATTGCTTACGGTATTCTTTGACAATCTGAGCTTCCCTTGTGGGTAGCCAGTGTTTTATGTCTGGTGTTTTCTTACATGCTCGTACGATTGCTCGTAGCATGGCTACACTATCCAAGTCTCCAGAATCGAACCACCTGTGGTAGTTTTCTCCTGTCTTGTTCGCAATTCTTTTGATCTGGAATGCTACTGCATCTGACCATTTCTCAGGATCTGAAGCAATCATAGTTGTAGCTTTCAGATAGTTATCCTTCCAAGATTTATCCACGTTCTTTCTGAATGTTTGGATACGTCTAGCATAACATTTGTTGCAGACACTACCCTCCACTTTGGCAAGCTTAGACCCCACCTTGCATGAGAATGCGTCTGTGGAAAACGTAGATCCAGGCATCTTAGAGTTGCCGTTACCGACTACTGAAATCTGCTTTGCATCTTTAAGAGTCCATTGTTTCATCGTAGTTCCTCCCTACTTTTAATTTCATTTCTTCGTTTCTAAGATCTGCAAGAACTCGTCTTTTGGATCTTACACCTTGTTCTATTAGACACCTTAGAGCTAGACCTCTGTAGTAGTCTAGTGCTTGCAGTCTAGCGTCTAGTTCTTTTCTATCTGCTTTGGTCATTTTTACACCTCCTTTTTCTGTTGTTCTTCCTCATAAAGTTTGAAGAACCTTTTCACGGCTAAGTCTTTGATGCGTTGTTTTATTCCCTGTAATTCTTCAATTTCATCCAAGTTGTTACCCAAACATGGTATGTTTTGAACTCCCCACGTCCAACGCTCTACGTATTCATCTAAACCTATCTGTTTTTCTTTACCGAAACTGTCTTCTGCTGTTATTGTAATATTCATTTTTGGTATCTCCTATTTTACCATGTAGGCACACCATCAACCCATGCTTCAAGAGCAAGAACAAGTTGGCTTGTCTTAGCTTCAAGTGTACCTCAAAGAAAAATAGTTCACAGATCAACAGTAGGTTGTCACCTTTTCAGTGGGTGCGAATAAGTCAACTCGCTTAGAGACTTAGTGCCGTACACGTTTATTGTCTCTGTGATTGTGATAATCGTACCTACATGTTTTATTCTTACAATGTCGGCTATGGTCATTTTGAGTCTGATAGACTGGTAGTATTTACTTGTTTAATTCTGATTCGTTTTTTCTCCTGTTTTGTTTTGATGATTATTTATCGCATTCGGCAGCGTGAAATACAAGAAAAAGTATTTGTTTAAAATCAATGACTTACAAGAAAGTTGAAAAAAAGTTTTTACGAAAATCAGAGAAAATCTTGGTGTTCCTGATTCGTTCTCCCAAAGTGATTCGTTCCTGATTCGTTCTCATTCCAGGTGTATATACATTATAAATATAAAATAACGTATTCAATTATATGAATATGTGAATGCCGACCAGACAATATTCAAGTATTCATATTTCTGAATGTATACCTGACCATATTCAATTTTCTGAATGTGTACTCTGTCAAGTGTGGATGCCCTCCTAATTTACTCACCTAGTACAAATAGTTTAATACTAAACAATCAAACTGAGTGAAAACCTGGAAAATAGTTTAATGTTAAACCAGTTTTCAAAAGTAATTTAATGTTAAACTATCTGTTTCATATTCAAGCATTAACATATTGTAATATTTGAATGTGTTGCCTCCAGAAAATCGATGGGGTGCGTGCTCCACCGGGGGTGTATACGTACGTATATACACTCAATGACAGAGATTAGTAATTTTTAAGTGTTAACCACATTGTTAAACTAGTGGTTTACAGTTGAACAATAGTTTCCTGTGAGTATAACTAGGGGTATGAAGATACTAAAAAGGAAAAATAAGTACTTATTGTTTGATAACAGGGGGTATCTGGTGCTATTAACCAGGTACAAAAACGTTTGCTTACATTATCTTAAGAAAGGAAGTGTGACATAACGTCATTTGCCTGTATTATTTCTTGTTTTTTCCTTGAAGCCTGTATAACTATTTAGTATAATACTTAGAGTAACTACTAATAGTATTATTTCTTATATTTTTATTCTTATATTTAGTATATACTCTTAGTAAATACTACAAGTATTCCCTTATATCATTTTTTGTTGTCCTAATTTCGTCAGAAATTTGAAAAACGACAGTTGACATAGGTAATACTTTAAGTACAACTATCCAACACAAAGAAATAATAATGAACAAAAGAGTAAAGTACTTTGAGTCAGACTCAGTACTTGAAGAGTTCTACAAAGCATTAGCATCAAAAGACGAAAAGAAACTGCGTAGGGTACATATCCCACGTTCAGATGTCTTTTATATTCGTAGAGCTTACTTCGAGAGAACAGGACACTGGGTATCCTTAGATAGAATGGAACGAGCTATGTACCTTGAGGGTATGCTCAGAAAGTCTGACGTTTTAGATCCTAACAGAAAAAGAGACTGGGAGTAATTATGGACGGTCTTAAGATTCCAGTAGCCCTTGTGTTTGCAATGGCTGTTCAGTTGGTTGCTTTGGTTTGGTATATCAGCAACCTCGTACATGACATAGAGCATTTACAGAACACAGTATCAGAACAACAAGAACAAATAGAAATATTAGACCAGGACGTAAACGATTTGTGGGATTTCTGTACTTTCACTGAGAACAAGTGGGCTGAAGCCTACACATCAGACATGGTTTATGAACGTCTGTGTGGAACTAAAGAAGTGGTAGGGGAATAATGGTAGTAGACTTTGACGTAGATGGTGACGGTAAGATCACAGAAGAAGAAGTAGCCATGAAAGAACGTATGCTCGAGATAGAGCTACGAGAAGAAAAGGCTGAATCCCAAAAGAAGATGGCTTGGGTAGCTATGGTAATGATGATAGGTTTCACAGTCTTTCTCTTTACTCCCCTCATGTCAGACACAAGAGTTTCTGCCCTAGCTGAGTTGCTTGGTCTTTTCTACATAGCACAAACTGGTGTTGTAGCAGCCTACATGGGAGCGACAGCATACATGGCAGGTAAGCCAATGGGCAACAAGATAGCAATGAAAAAGGATATGAGGTAATGGCAGCACAACTAGGAGCAGCAGCACTTTTAGGTTTAGCAAAGTCAGCAGCTAAACAAGCAGGAGTGCCTGTTAGTAAACTAACTAAAAAGATGATTCAGAATATGAACATTCCTGTTAGGTTTAAAAAATTACTTCAAGGACCAAACACTGCAGGTGAAACAAAAATAGCTCCTGCAGTTAGATCAAGCAGAACTGTAGCTAAACAAGAAGTAAAAGCAGGAGGCACTGGTTTTGCAGTAGGTATAACACCGACTATTGCAACTAGTATATTAGCAGCCGCAAAAAATGCAGGTAAAGCTACAGTAAACCCTGATAGAAAACCTATGGGGTTTGCTTCTGCAGCTAAAGATAAACAACAAAAGAGTAGTGTTAAAAAGGCTGTTAAGAAAGCACAGACTAAAAAGAAAGTTGTAAAGCCAAGGCCAAGGCCAAAGAAACCTTTCCCTAAGATTAAACCAAAGAAGAGGCCAAGCTAATGTCATCACGATTAAGAAAACCAAGACAAGCAATAGGTAATGTTGGAAGACCAAGGCAAGCAATAGGCAATGTAGGTATTGCAACTCGTGCAGACCAACAGAGAATGATGAAGGGGATTCCTATTTCAAATCAACTTGATCTTTTTAAGAAAGCACAGAAACAAGCTAAGTCTGCACGAAAGCTAACAGATAAAGAACGACAAATATATAAGCAATTATTGAAGAAAGCCCCAAAAAGAACTGGGCCTGTACGATCTATTATACCTAGAGGTCCAAGAGGACTAGCACCCACTCCTATTTCACAACCTCCTCAAAGACCAAGAATAGCTAGACCTTTGCAAGGAATGCCAGGAGGTTTTGGATATGGACGCTCTGCAAGAGGAGCAACAGGTTCTAGGGGGAGAAGAAATAGAAAACAGCTTACACCTTCTATGTTGAGGCAACCGTTGATGACTCTTGCAGGAAGACAGTATTCCGAAGGTGGTCTTCTTAAGACTGCAGAAAAATTAAACACAGGTATTAAATCAGGAAAGTAAGAACATGGCATTTAGATTAAGTCAGAGATCTCTAGATCGACTAGAGGGTGTCCACCCAGAAATGGTAGCAGTAGTTGAACGAGCTATTCAACTGACAGAAGT